ATAATCACTGAATGCGCAGAACCAGGTACGGCGCCTGAGTGACGCATCAAAACCCTTGACTGCATGGTTACTGGTGAATATCACCTTAGGAGAGTCACTGAAGTTAATCAGGAAAGCAGCTGTATTCTTAGGATTGACTACCATCTTACCGGTGATCATCGGCATGAACTTATGCAGATCCACGGTCCGGTTCAGATCATCAATAAATATGTAGTCTGTGATACCAGGCTTGACACCCTGCAGCATGAACTGGTCATTTTTCTGCTCCATACCCTGGCCATCGATGAAGAGCTGCGTGCGCATCACCTCCATGGAGGATGCAAACAGTGACTTACCGGTACCACCAAGATGAGTACCTTCCTCACTCTGCTCAGTCTCCATGCAGAACACGGCATACGGCTGTCCGGCATTCTTATGTTTGGTCAGCATATAACCCAGAGCCATGACCTTGTTTATGAAATGCAGATCCTGCTCGGACTTCTCTTCTTGGCTCAGCTGGATGCCCAGCTCTTCCTTACGCCAGTAGGTACGTCCGGTATTGTAGAGATACTTCATGAATGAGAGGTCTGTCCGCTTGACCACCAGCCGATACTTGCCACTTGTGTTCAGAGCGTCAATCTCTTTTTGCGTAGCGAAATATTCAGGGGACAGGGGAGCGTAGGTACGCAAGCGAGCCATAAGAGCCTTCATCTCATCAGAGTAGTCTATATCGAAAAATGGCTCCTCTATCGTAAAGTCATACGGCAGTATCTTGTTACTGTATACCATACATGGGCAATCCTCTGGCTTGAGGCGGCTTATACCCTTCTCAGTGACACCGAAAATGCCATTACGGAAGAACAGTATATCCCTCTTGGAATCCCAGCTCTTGAAGTCAGGCTGCACCGTCTGCAGGTGACTCAGTGACTTGGCCTCCATCTGGGCCGAGCGGTACAGGCAGTTGGCCAGCTGCTGGCTCCAGTACTTAGGATGAGTCTTTAGATACTCCATCAGATGACTGGCACACATGCTGCCTATGGCAGACTCATCGATGAGCGTCACTACGTTATCCTGGACGAAGCAGTAGGAGTATCCCTTCTTCTCTGCAGGAGTGGCAATCTTATGGAATCCGGCAGCGCTCAGGAATGAATACATCTGCTCGTTATTGACATCATACTGCCATCCGGTTCTGGTCTCCTTCCTGGTCCAGAACATAAGGCTGCCGGAGAGCTTTACCAGGTCTGCAAAGAGGCTCCTGGGATTGGGATTCTCCGGACGGCGGAAATGCACAAAGAAATCCTTCGCATCCTTACACGGCTTACCCTTACGGTCATTGAAACGCTTCAGCTCAGCAGGCAGCTGGATGATACGCAGATCCAGGTAACGCAGTGCTATCCGGTACATGTTAGCCAGGCCGGTCTCATCGATATCATACAGGATATACAGCTTCTCGGCAATATGCTCCATATTGGCATGCTCAAACTCACTCAGATCCGCCGTCTCAGAGTTAAGCCAGCATACATGATAATCCATATTGGCACCACGCACGTTAAGAGCGTCACTGGGACCTGAGCAGATGATCAGATGCTTGAATTTGGCCGGCACCTCTATGCCTTCCTCCTCATCATCACCGCCTTTAGGCTTCTCATCCGGACTGCCTGGATAAATGCCGTTCTTGGCTCTCTCATAGGCCAGCATGAAGGCGTTATCACCGAACACGAAATTCTCCGGCTTCTGCCCTACATACAGGAACCTGATATCACCCAGCGGCTGGTATATCTTACCCCAGGTACCGTAATTGTAGTAGTAGATGGGATACGTCTCGGTAGCCGATATCTTATAACTCTTACCCTTCTGGTTCTTAGCTGTGATATAGGAGTCCAGCGGCTCCAGGTGCAGATCCTTGCACAGCTCCGGAGTGATCTTGTATCCCAGCATATCCAACTCGGCCTGCGTAAACTCTCCGGACTGCCTGTGCTGTACCGATATCATATTCTGCGCCTTCACCTCCTCCATCTTAGGCTGTGGCCTGGTGCTCACCGTTTTCTCTCCCAGGAGATGGGGAGCAAACTTGGCTGCGATCCACTCGATGGCCTGTGCGAAGGTCAGATGCTCCTCACGCTGCACCAGCTGAATGGCCGTATAAGCCTTGGTATCACTTCCACCCTTATCCTGGATAAACCATACACCCTCCTTCTCGAAAACGGTACAGGAAGGATTACGGTCATCCTCACGGATCTTGAAGTTCTTACCTCTACCGGTGAAGCAGGCCGATGCCTGAGGATAATAATGCACGATGACGGATTTTCCGCCCTCAGTGGCCAGAAATATATCATCCTTCTTAATCATATCTCCAGATCTTCATAGTGTTCCTTAATGGTACGTTCCAGCTCACGGCTCCATCCCTCCACGCTGTTCACTATCCAGATCTTACTGGTCATAGCGTCACGTACCTTCTTCACGTCATCCTTACACCATACACCCAGGCGGTAACGGTCACTGCCGTCCAGCATCTCCGGAATACGTCTGGAACAGAAATGGTTGTAATAGACATTCTCAAACACATAACTGGTGATACGCATATCATACAGAGCGTATATGAGCAGCAGCTTATCCCAGTCATACCACTGAGGCAGATGAGTGGTGAAGTTCACACACGGCATACCCTCACGGTCCAGCAGCTGCCTGGTCTTGGCCATGTCACGCTTCCATCCGTTTGTGCTGTTAGGATCTCCGCAGAATGACGGAGCATGAGCCTTCAGGATCTGCACGTCAGCCAGGTCAAAATCATTCACCGCATACACGTCATCAGCTGTAAAGATGAAACCCCTGGTCACTTGGCCATAGCGCTCATATACCTTCATGAAGCAGCTCACATAATCCAGATGCTGCCGGTAACTACCAGGCTGGCCATCCACACGCTTACTCTCAATGAGCACTACATTCTCACTGCCAGCATAACGCTGAGGCAGTTCCTCTCCTACCAGTACTATCTTATAGTTAGTGTGGCAGAAATGAGAATGCCATCCGCAGATAGCCAGGTCAAGCTCATTACCCTGCGCACCACCACCGTAGTACGGTATCACTACTAGTACAAGGTCATCTTTCATAATGGGAAAAGCTCTGAGAGAGGAATACTGTCTCCTGTCACTCGCTGGATAGTGCTCTGTATCAGCTTCTGGTACAGATGCTGCGGCTTACGGTCACCACGCATCCACATATAGACTGTGGACGGTGCCACTCGGCCCTGACTCATGATCCGCGTCACCATGTCATGTCTGGCATCCTCTGACGCGCCTTCCCAAACTTTTGCTACTGTTCTCATAAGATTATTTAGATATGATAAATTCAAACTCATCACGGCTCACACCGGACTTCTCCAGTGACTCCGAAACTCTATCGATCACCTGCTCAAACGTGACACCCTGGAGCGGTATCAATTCAGACACTTCAGGATCCGCACACCGGATATATGCAATCCCAAAACGCTCCGGATGCACTCGCATGCTGCGGCCCCATCTGTGACTCTTATGCTTTACTTTCAGTACTGCCATACCACCTGTAATCATCCGGAACCAGCATGACCGGACGGCCCTTGTAAGTGGAGTAGATGATCACACCATCCAGAGCTGCCATAAGAGCCTCACGGTCATCTGCCGGTAACCGGTATAAAACATTATTTATCCGCTTTCTCCTCATCCGGTTTAGGGAGATAGAACAGGTATTCATTCCACAACTCACGGAACTGCTTTATGCTGTACTCGCACAGCTCACGGCTCTTGTATGCAAGGCGAGAGCCGATAGACACATGCGAGCGCGAGAAGGCGAGATCCGAGGCCACGCAAGCGAGACCGCAGCGCGCACCGTGATACGCAACACCGCCCAGAAGAACCAGCGTACAGTCCTTCTTATCCTCCTCAGACAGTTTCTCTATCTCCTCCTTGGTATAGAGATATCCCCATGGATAATACACCCAGGTCTTACCGTCCTGAGGATGGCGCCATCCGTTATTGAGAGCTGCAGTAATCACCTCCAGCTTATAAGCGGCCTGTATGTTCTCAGGCAGTATGCCCAGCGTGCTGGCCGGAATCTTGCTGCCTACCATCTTCACTGCGTCATCATAACTCTGAATCAGATCCGTGATATGCTCCTCTATGAAGCCAGGATCCATCAGGCGCATCAGTAACTCTCTCTCTTCCGGAGTACCCTTCCTGTAGGTCTCCAGGATTCTTTTCTCATCGATCATTGTAGTCTGTTTTATAGGTTATTGCTTTTATGTTCAAAAACTCTGACGGAAAGCAGTCCACTGATATAGTAGTGGATGTTCTTATCATAGCGGTCAGCCAGGCGCTTCAGGCCAAGCTCATCCATCTTAGGCAGGTGAGTATGGCAGGCCCATAATGCGTCACCCTGTGCCTGGCCGAAGTTCATCAGAGGCCGCCACTGGCTGTAACCGGTATCCTCGTTAAAGTATCCGGATACCACATAGCCGTCCTTGGTATTCTCCACCTGCAGCAGCATGGCATCACTTCTTTATCTCATTCATGTAGATCCTATACCCTGCAGCCGGTAAGCCTGCAGCCTTAGGAAACGTCTCCGGAGTAGTGGATATCCTTACTCTAAAAGCACCGTCAGATCCTGACAGGCGGAACAGCTCAGCACACATGGTAGCAGCCTTCACGTGCATGGTACCATTCTTCTCCTGGCATACTCTCATGCCGTCAGTTCCACTCTTAACCAGGAACCACAGCTGCGGATTGTCATTGGCCTGCAGGAACGTCAGTTCCATACCCTCCTTGAGGTTGATGGCCTTGCATGTCTCTTTGGGGAACACAATACGGTCTCTACGTACACTGATAATGATTTTTCTCTCCTTCCTGGGCACACTGTTATTCTTATCCCAGATCTTAAATGATTTACTTTCCATAACTGTATTTAATTGGTTTGAGTTAGTTACTTATACATCTTACCGTTCTCGAAGCAGAACACAGGTTTACCAGACATCACATGAATCTGCTCAGCCTGTTCCGTATTACTCTCCACGAACATCAGGAATCCAGGATTATTCCGGTATATCTTGGCCTTGTAAGCTGCTGCACACATATAGCGGTTACGTGCCTCACGGTCCGGAGCATCAAACATGATGAGACGGCCATAACGCACATCCTGGCTGCGCAGCCATGCCTCTGTGATCGCCCTGTACTTCTCCAGCCGGTATGTCACGAATGCGCCTATGGGATAGGTAGGAATAACCATGGGGATAGGATCCTTGATGTATCTCTCATAAGCCACCAGGTCACTGTCATCAGGAGGATTCTTGCAGAGCAGTCCATCCAGATCCCACATGCACAGCTCATTCTTTCCATGGTGCAGGATATTCCACTCATAGAACCAATCCTCATCACCAGGAATGAAGTTATCTGTGAGATAAATATCCACCATGCTCTTGGCATGGGCACCCTCGGCAAACACCGTACCGTATATGATCTCATACTTATCCTTGACACGTTCCACCAGCGCCCTTACAGC